GGCATAAAGAATTTTCTGTATGCTATCCAGATGCGATTCAATTACAGCCAATCGTGCATTATCATTCGACAGCTTATCATCAATGCTGTTCATTTGAATGTTACACTCCTGTCTTGTAACGAATAATTCCTTTAATTGTTCAATGTCCTCACGGCTTACCATTTTGCATTACTCCATGTGTTCCTCTGGAATGCCAGCAATACTGGTCAGAATACTTAGGATTCCCGCCAACAGGCTGGCAGAAACAACCATTTTCCAATCAACAGAGGAAATTACCGCAGACGTTCCAATTGTCGCAACCGCAGTCTGGGCAATAGTCTTAATGGCTCTAATTCCAGCCGCCTTTGCCCATTTTCCCCATTCTCTCTCAGTAATCATCTGTAAACACCCCCAAGTGCAATAATCGTTTTTTCTCCAGCGATACCGTCCACAGTCAAGCCAGTATCTCGCTGAAAATCTTTTACCATCTTTCTGGTATTGTTTCCGAAATTCTTACTGTTTTCCGTATTTGTCGTAATTCCATCTCTGTACCCAGCATTAATCAGAAGATGCTTCAGTTTAACAACATCATCTCCAACATCTCCCTTTTTAAGCGGTCTTGTAAACACATAAACAGCGGGATCTGGCTGTGGAACAGGCTCAGAATAACTGAATTTCTTCGTCATTAATCCTCTGTATTTGAATTTACGCTTGCTGAGTCTTGTAATAACAACACCATACTTCAGACCTTGCGCTTCAACGATCAATGGATCAGAGCCAACAAAACCACAAACCCATCCAACATGAGTCTTTTTCTGGTCAGTACCATTAAAAACGACTTCACCTACTACAAATTTTCTGCTGATTGCAGAAATTAATCCTTTATCTGTGCAATAAGATCTGTAATTGCCATCTGCATTAATATTGTTTCCAAGATAAGCATCAAGTAATCCTTGACAATCCGTGACATGAGTCTTATCTGCAACCCATCCTCTGGTAGCAGATTCATACTCCTGTAATGTCCAACCATTCCTTGAATAATAGGAATTGTATCGATCATTTAGGAGTTTCTGTGTGCATACCTGTCCTTTAGTTCCCCAAAGATATTCCCATACTCCATGATCTCCAACAGGAAATTCAATCTGAGCATTCTGCGGAACGGTTTTTGGATCAGCATGACTGACAGCAAATTGTATAAAATCAAGTACGTTTTTCATAGTTCGATTATAAAATAGATAACAGGCAGATTTCAATAAATCTGCCTGTTTTTGTCACGATCTTTTTGCCCTGTAATCCAAACTAATCGTTCCTACATCCGTCCAGATTCGGTTCGATCCCATCAATGTGCTTATCTGATGCGGTGAGAGTTGGTAGGCAACAGGATTCTTCATTTTATATGCAACAGTACAAGGAATATTTTTTGCGTACCAATCGGCAAGCATTTCCTTGAAAACTGTTGCAGTCATTCCACTAACATTATCCGGACGAATATTAACCAAATCTGCATTAAAACCACTTGAACTAATAACTCGGAAACCAACACCAGTATTACTGCCTGTTATGTCGTACCACGGATATGTACTGCAAAGTCCTTGCCCGGAAACAACAACTTTTCCGTATGCACCCAATGAATGTCTAAAGTACACTTTTGTTCCACTACTATAAGATTGCCATGACTCTGTTCCGTTGAAAGTAATCAATGCCCAATTTACAGTAAGCAAACCACTCAATAAATCGATAGTGCAAGCATAAACAGTTCCAGCTTCGGTTTCCCAAATTACTGGGATGATTTCACTATGATGTTCTGCAAACGTGTGATCGGTTGACGGAACATTGATGCTAATTTTACTATCCTGTTCTTCTGTATACGTTCCAGAAACACGGAAACGCATATAAACTGCGTTCTTTACACCAGAAACAGTATTCCATGATTCACCATTTCTCCAAAGGAAATTGTAATTCTCATCATAGAAAAACTGGCGAAACGCTCCGCTTCTAAATGGAGAATAGTAATACAATTTCTGTCCATACGGAATTGGCAAATAGTTCTTACTTCTAAAGAATGAAGTGCTAGTTCCGCTATTCTGTCCTGTGGTTTCCGAAATGTTTCCGTATTCCCAAACACCATCATATAGATTTGGACTAGATATATGGAGTTCTATCCCTTTATATCCGTAAATTGGGCAGTAATTTTCATAAGGAACATAACTGGGGGTTTCACCACTTTCGTTAAGATGAACAAACATCGGTTGATCTACTGTTAAAATATTTGTGGCATTTGAAGTAATGCAAATAAATACATAATGTCCATTAACAGGATCGAATTGTCTAGCAATAGTTTGACTCGATGATGTACTGTTAACGATTACTTGAATAACAGCACCATTTTCATCCAAATACCCTATGGAAGTTCTTAATCCTGTTCCGTTTAATGTTGCTGACATTCTGTAATGCTCTCCGGGAACAACAGGGAAAAGATAACTAAATCTTTCCCATGTTCCAGAAGGCTTGAGAGTATAACTCCCATCTGCATTTTGTGTAGTGTGAATGTCCGTCAGCGTGGGGTTCGTATTAAATACTGTTCCAACATTAGGATTGTATGTAACAACAGTATTGTGATGTCTGAAATCCCATGTATTCCTTGTTAACCCACCGGGGAACGGATAACTTTGTCCATGAAGATATTGAGTTGGAGTAAAATTAACTTCAAATTCTTTGACAGGACGATTCACCGCATCATCGATGCTAATAAACTCCCCAGATGCAGATTTGATCGGAAACGGATTCAATCGAGTTCTGTTGACTACAATTCCCATCAATCATTCCCCCAGTTCAAGACGAATGATGTTTACTGTCAAATCAGAGGTCGGAGTTTCTACGCAATGGAATGTCATCTGTCCGTCTGTGGTTACATCGTCAGCATAGATGTCTGCGTCTTGATAATCCCTTGTGGAAGAGGAAGAAGCGGAAACCATGTATGTGTAGCCAGAAGAGATCAACCGCTGATCGGAAATCGTGAGAGCGGAAGATGACCATGATGCGGAAAGGAGTGTTGCGGTGAAGGAAATGGGGTTAGAACCGGGAAGACCAGTATCACCCTTCTCCCCATTCATAACATCGAAATCCTGTGTGCCTGTCTTGTCTGTTATGGAAACACGATGACCACCTGTAATATCGGAAACGGAAACAGTAGGAGAGAATCCATCTTCCCCATCTTCCCCATCTTTCCCCGGTTCGCCTTTCATGTTGCGGAATGCGAAACTCATCTTCTTGTGGCCAGTTTCCGTAATCACATCCACTTCAACCGAAGGAGTGCCTACGTTAGCGTCCACCGTAGCGTCAGCGGTCAGACCGAGAACGGACCCAGCCGCCTGTTCTGCCGCCCTTTGTGCATCCTCCGCTTTGCTTTGTGCGGTTTCAGCGGAGTTCTTAGCCTCCACCGCCTTGTCCTTAGCTTCAACAGCATCGTCTTTAGCCTGTTCAGCGGCTTCGGCTGAGGTTTCTGCCGCCTGTGCGTTCTCGCCAGAAGTGACCACATCAGCCGCAGTTTGTTCAACTGCTGAATTTAATGCCGCTAATGCCTGTTCTATTTCAGATTGCTGAACAGGAGTCGGTTCTTCATGAGTCGGCATTGCACGCTTTACAACAGGAATCTTTACTGAATAGACTGTTTCTCCATCATCTGCTCCAGTATGCAAATAAAGCCATGCATAAACAGGCTCACCAGTAATCAGATATTCATCTGGAATATTTACTCCGTTTTCATCTCCAATCTGAGTTTTGGCATTACCACTAAACTCAGTATTAGCAAAATGAACTTCATAAGATTGCGGTAATTCAAGACCAGAGAACACTAATAGCATTCCATAATCCCATTGCCGTATCTTTCTGGTAACTGTTTCTTTTGAGCCGCCAAATACGGCATTAACAATATTTGTAGCCATAATTAAAAACCTCAATCCGCTATAATGTACGCACCTTTTATAATCATAGGATTGTACTGATACATTTTAATTCCGCTATACCAATTCGTAATCTGTCCACTGGAATTGATAACTGCTCTGCCAACTTTCATATCCGATCCACTATAACTGCTCATACTAAGAATCATATTTCCTTTAGGAATTGGCATATTTTCAATAAATACAGCTTTATCTGCTGGAGTATATGTTGATCCGCTCGACGTATATTTGAAACTCAATGAAAAAATACAAATTTTTCCATGAACCGATACATAACTATATTCTGAATCCATTTGCTGAAATGGACTAGGAAATGTATAACCAGTCCATTCAACAGGATTATCTGAAACTCTGGGGATAATAATTTTGCTCTCTGCCATATTTCACTCCAGACTATAAATTCCTTCAATCGTTACTGTCTTATTGGCAAATGCTTTCATTTTGCTCCACCAATTCTTGATTTCTCCATCGAATGATACCATTACTCTAGCAGGAATCAATTTATTACTGCTGTTCATTGCACAGGCATCAAAAACCATTTGCCCTTTAGGAATTGGCATTCCAGTAACTAAAACTTCTTCATCGCCAAATGTTTTATCGGAACTTGATTTGAAATTAAGAGAAAAACAGCAAATCTTTCCGCAAATTTCAACAACATTCACAGAATCGTCTGTGGCAGTTAAACCAGAAGCCAAACTATATCCAGTATATTTTTGTACTGTTTCTCCACTCGATCTTGAAATTACTGATACCGCCACAGACTCATCCCCTTACTCAATTACATAATTGCCAAATAGCATACTTGGATTATTGGCATAAGTTTTCATTCCACTATACCAATTTGTAATCTGTCCACTAGAATTAATTTTCCCTTTATATCGTTCACAGGAAGTGCCATTGTAAGACAAAATATCTATGATCTTTTCCTCTTTAGGAATTGGCATACTATTTACGAGAACCTGTGTATCACTTAAAGTTGCTCCAGAAGTTTTTACAATATTAATTGAAAAACAACAGATCTTTCCACAGATATAAACATGAGTCATTCCAGCATCAGTAATGTTATATCCATTAAGACTGAATCCGGTATATTCTGTTGATTCCGTATTAGATACTCCAGTACCTGAGACCGATATAACGCTGACAGCCATTCATTATTCTCCTTCAGTTTCAACTGGAGTTGCTTCTGGTTCCGGGACAGGAGGTTCTACTCTTCGATCAAAAATTCTTCCATCTGTAACCGTCATGTCAGAGCGAATAATCATTGCCGCATGATATTCAAGCTGTGAAATACACGCAGATGCAAGAATCGAATACATTGTTGACAGAGCGACATTCTGTTCATTGCAATGTGTTAGAATTTCACCAGCAATGCCTTCATTAAACTGTTTTTCTAAGACAGTATAGAAAATAGTTTTGCTTTCTCTTCTGTCGAAAACCTTTCCTTCTATAATTGCTCCATTAGATGCAATTAAGAATCCAGCATGATACTCTAACTGAGAAACAGCCGCCGATGCTAATACAGAATAAAGTTTTGCATATGCTCCATCTGAAGAATCATAATGATCGTTCAAATAAGATATATTTCCATTGTTACCCTGTACTTCAATAACCGTATAAAATGGATTAATCATAATTCTCTCCTTTATTTAATATCACTTAAACTGTTCTAGTTTCGCTTAAAAACAATGTAATAGAACTTGATCCACTCATTGTTCCTGTAACGGTTAAACTTCCATTTGAAGTTGTAACAGTCAAATCACTTGTAAATGCGGAAGGATCAGAAAACTCATACCCTATAACCCGCATTCCAGAAGTTATCCCTGTTGATGCAAAAGTTACTGGCAATGAGGAAATCGTTGATATTACAGCCATATATGGATTTCTACCAGCTCCAAGATTTATTCTTGCACCACCAGCATTGTTTGATCCAGTACCACCATTTGCCACAGAAAGCGGAAAATCTGGAATGGTAGGAATTCCAAGATTCGTTCTTGCATCTGATGCATTACTTGCGCCAGTACCACCATTAGTAATTGATAATGGCAATGAAGGAATACCCAAATTCGTTTTTGCATCGCTTAAAGTGGTTGCTCCAGTACCACCAGCCGTAACCGGCAATGGCAATTTAATTCTCCTCGTTCCATCTGTGGCATTATCCATTGCAAGATAATCATTGCTTGTTGGAGTGCCAAGCGGCAACTGAATAATTTCCATATAATCACTCCATATTATCCACAAAATTCTGAGCGTCAGCCAATACTGCATTGGCATGGCTCTTAGTGGTCTTATCTGTCAAAATTCGATCAATTCTTTTATTATCCGTAATAATTCTTCCAGTAGTTTCATCAATCTCTGAATAAGTAATTGACATCCTTAACCCAACTGCATCTTGAAATACTGTAGAACTTGTAACTGTCTTAATCATATATGATTTCCTTTCTTAATTCCATAATATGTTCAAATGCCAACTGTCCCATATCTGGACTTCTTTCTGCCGTTTGTTCATTTGGCTCAAGCCGATCAAGCCGCTTCATATCATCGTCTTTTTGCTTCGCCTTCATCTCCCAACCAAATTTTAATCCGGCAGTACCCTTCACTACAAAATATACACTATTTCGCTCTAAAATATAAGCCGTTCCTTCTCCGTAAGACTGAAGGAATACTTGATAACTGGAAACTTCTATTGTTTCTGCAAAGATCTTATCAATCCAGACATAACACAATCCATCTTCACCAATCTGACCTTCTCCTATATCACCAAACAACGGATCTGGAGTTTCATAACAATACAATAATCTATGCCCATAATTTTCAGTTTCCATTAATCTGGATTTATTTCCAGAACAGTAAAACTGATTCCTGTATACATCCAAATACATCCATGTATTGCCATGCATAACAGAAACAATTCCGGGAACCATACTCGTACTATAAGATTCAGTAAATGATCCATTACCCGATTCTGTTCCCTTTGCCAAATACACAGAACATGGAGCAATACTTGTTTTCCATGTTTCACTTGAATCGCTGTAAGTCCACCTTAATTCACCAACAGCATCATTTGGAACGGAACTATACTGAGTATCGGCATAATTTACAACTTCATCTGTTATAACCGCTTTTCCATTGTTAATATTGATCAAAAATCCATCTTTTGATAATTGCAAAAATGATGGAGTAGACAAAGACTGAGTTAACGGAATCTTAAAGAAAGACTGACTTGTTCCGTCAACATAAACATATTCATCTGCTGTTAAACTCTTAGTTTCAATACCTTCATTGTTTCCAGTTGTAATAACATTTCCTTGAGCATCCAGAATCTGCAGAATCCCATTGCCATTATTAACACCGCCTAATGTTAAGGTTCCACCGCTGATTCTGTTTGCCATCATTGTTCCAGCAGTAATAAAATCAGCCACAAATGAAGCGTCTTGCAATGTCCATGCGGTTCTATAAGGACCATTAATACCATTGCTTGAAAAGCCGATTCCGTTCACATTAAGACGCATTACGTTTATTGCAGTATCTACGTCATCTGTATCCATAATCAATATTTCATATGGATGTCCATCTGCATCAAGACGCTGAACAATATAACCACCAGAATTCCCTGTGATCATCTCCGTGGATTTTTCAATTCTATCCTCTAAGAAATTTGTGGTTTCTTTAATAATTTCAGTTGTCTGACAAACAACGCTGGATGCAACCGCTCCACCAAAACTGCTTTTTATATCTCCAATTTCAATGTTGTCATATCTTTCAAGCAATACATTATATACAGTTTTAATGACTTTTGACTTAGCATTAATTCCTAATTCTGGATAAATAACAGTAACCGTATCGCATAATTTTACTCTCTGAAGCAAGGCATACTGTTCGTATTCCTTCATCTGCCATAATGCCACAAAATTAACCTTAATGTTTTCATTTGGATTCCACGGAGCGTTATTATTAAGATATGCAAGTGCCTTTGCATTCAATTGCTCCACAGTAGGCTGTTCTTCAAATGACTCAGAAAAATCATGTACAACAGGTTTGGGCTGTACTGCTGTAAACTGAATTGTATGCGATCCATCTGAATCATATGTTATATAAGCTCCCTTATCAGTAGTCCAATCAAAAATCTCTCTGGTTGCATTCGATGCTTGAATTACATCTCCATATACAACAGTATCAGATTCTTCATCTTTCCAGAACGGAATAATTGCATTGTAACTTGACTCAATATCCTTTGTCTGATTAATATCAAGCAAATTTTTTCCATAACGGATCGTAACTCCATTATCTTCACCCCTGTGAAGATATAATTTTGCATCGAATCCATCAAATTTCCATTCGCCAGTACCATACACATCAAGAACAGAACCTTCAGAACCGCCAAGTAGTTCCCAGATACTTGAAGGATGATCCAAAGTAAAGGTTGCATTAACAACTTTATCCGTCCAGAACGTAAAATGACTGTCACTTAAAACCTGTTCTTCAAAAGCCGCCATCGTCAATGCACACGATTCAGCAGTAAATGGACGGACAATTACATTCATTAAATCGTATGCAATATGTCTGGCATTGAATGTAACGATTCCATTCATGGGAGCAGATCGCCTGTAAATGCGGAATGGCTGTTTATCTCCAACCTCATCATGAGTACAGCAGATAATCATATTTTCCTTGATCCGCTCATAATGCTGACCGCTTACAGGATATTTAAATTCACACTCGTAAATTCCATTCCTTTCCTCTGTAACAACACAGGAAATAATATCGCTTAATCTGCATATTCCATTGCTTGTGAATCTCAGTCCGATTGATTCAAACAATACAGGAATCATACTCTCCACCACCTCGGAACAATATCAATCTGAGTAATTGTATTGTCTTTTGTAATTGCATTTGCTCCAGATTTCAAAACAGGAAAATCATTCATGCTGAATGTAACTTGAGCGTTCGCATTGTTAGTTCCGTAATAACAATCTCCAATATCTGAATCAATAATCACATACGGATATACATCAACTATGGAGATTTTCTGAGTACCAATAAATATATCTCCATATCCAGTAACCTTTAATTGTGGCAATGATTCAAAATCAGTAGGATTTATAATTGATCCATCAGCAGTTAATGTTACAGTTGATTCGCCGCTCAGAAGAAATCTTTGCGGCTTGCAATTAAACGTCACTACGAACTTTATCTTACTGCCATCCAGAGTTGCATCTACTTCTATACCATTCACAAATGATCCAAGCCTATACTCATCTGAATTATAAGAATCTGTAAGCCTTGCATATCCTGTTACGCTGATTAGTTTTGATCTAATCAGTTTCAGATATTCATCTGCTGAATGAATGTTATCCGATAAAATAACGGCAGAATAGGCAACTTCTATGTTGCCTATTCTTTTTTCCATACCAATTACATCTCCGTGCTTTCCGGGAATCTGAATATACTCAAACTCCCTTGCTTTAGCATTACGGACATCAATCTGGAACACATACATTCCATAATCTCTGCTATCAAAATCACCAAACACAAAATAATCAAGCATATACTGAACTCCTCTGTTTCTGAAGCTGTGTTAATCTTTCTTCAATTTTATCAGTCAGAGCATTAATGTCCATACCATCAGAAGCATATACATTAATTGTAATCTGCCCAGAAGTTGCCTGTGCAATGTCCCGCATTAATTGATCTCTGCCATATACAATTTCACCAGAGCCGCCACCATCTCCAAATCCTTTTGTTCCAACAATAGTAGGCTCTTTGAATAACCACGGAGTATCGTATGCCTTTTTATACCAATCAACTTCAATCTTAGGCAATGCTACTCCAAGAACAGTTTTGCCGGTTCCAACTCTGAAATGTGGAAGTTTAATGGGCGGTAAACTCCAACTGAAGTTAAATATACCTTTAATCTTATCAACAGTATTGGAAATTGCCTTTTTAGCATTATCAATAGCATCGGTCATCTTCTTCTTGATGCTGTCGAATTTTGTTCCAACATCACTCAATAATGTTGGGTATTTGCTGGAAATACCATTTTTAATCTTGGTAATCATATCTTCGCCCCAAGATTTTGCATCACCCCAGATTTCGCTTGCTTTATCTTTCACGCTCTGGAACTTCTGCCTTGCTGTTTCAAACAATCCACCGAACTTATCTGTGATGCCAGATTTAATATCATTGACAATCTGACCGCCCCATTCTCTGATTCCAGCAAAAATCTGCATGATTCCATCACGAATAGCATTGAATTTTTCAACAACAAATGTAGTAAATTCTCCTACTTTTTCCTCGAATCCATCACGGATATTCTGAATAATATTAGATCCCCATTCTTTAATGGTTCCAATCATGCTGTTCCAGCCTTCAGAAATCCATATAATGAATTCATTAATCCAGAACTTAACTCCTTCTACTGCCAGATCCCAGCCTTCTTTAAGATAGTTAATGATAGCCATCCCAAATTCTCTGATTTGACCACCTTTTTCATTCCATACTTCTACAAGTCTTGCCCAAAGATCAGCGACCCCTTGTTTAATTGCAGGCCAATTCTGAATCATCCCATTGACCAATTCAGTAACTAATTGAATTCCTACATCCAGAATTTTATTTGCATTTGTAAGAATAACCTCTGCCATCTTAACAATTAATTCTGGCAATTTTTCAGCTATTCTTGGCAATGCCTTAAACATTCCGTCTTTCAACGCAATAATAATAGCAATAGCGGCATCAACTAACACATCAACATTATTGATCAAAATGTCTGTAATATTTAACAGCAAATCCACAATCATTGGGACAATATCAGCCGCATTTTCCGCAATATAATTGCCTAAATACACAACAATATCGATAGCCGCCTGTACCAAATATGGCAGATTGTCAATAATTGCCTGTGCTAATGTTCCAATGATTTGACCAGCGGAATCAATGATTTTCGGAGCATTATCAATAATTCCTTTTACAAATGCACTAATTAATTTCACGGCAGACTGAACAACCTTCGGCAACATTGCGATGATCATATTCAATCCTTCTGAAATTAACTTGCCCATTTCAGTCATCATTTCATCCAGACCGCCTTTTTCAAAAGCGTCTGTTAATCTGCCGATACCCTGTGTTCCAAACTGTACGAATTTCCTTAGTGAAGGAGTTAATTGCTTTGAAACAATTAATTGAGCCCCTTCCAATGCTGATTTAAACTTAGTAACATCTCCTGCAAGATTATCTAATTGCGTTTCAGCCATTTTAGATGCCGCATTATTAGAATCTAAAATAGCAAGTGACAGTTCATCCCACCTGTCTACTGATGTTCCTAAAAGTGCGTTTACAGACGCTAAATCTGTCTTGTTAAATACACCGCTGATAATTGCATCTTTTGATTTCTGATCCATTCCTTCCATTGCCTTAGACATCTGCTGAAAAATCTCTGGCAATGATCTGAGATTACCGGAAGAATCGTACATATCTTTATACGACATTCCTAATTTCTTTAATGCTTTTGTTCCGTCTTTTGTTGGAGTCTGAAGACTAAGAATCACGTTCCTTAAATGCGTTCCACCTTCAGCACCCTTAATGCCGTTATCTGCCAATACACCAAGAACAGTATTTAATTCTATAGTACCGCCTTTAATTCCTCTTGCAGTAGCACCAATTGTTAATATTGCTTCTCCTAGCTGAGAAACGCTTGTATTCGTTTTTGAGGACGTTTTTGCCATCTGATCTACCAATTTATCAGTCTGACCAAAAGATAATCCTAGAGCCGTTTGTGCGTCCGTAACCATGTCTGATGCCATCGCTAGATCCATGTTGCCAGCGGATGCAAGATTCAAAACATTAGGAAGCATCTCCATTGATTGCTGAGTGTTATATCCAGCCAATGCCATATAATTCAAAGCATCAGCCGCTTGTGATGCGGAAAATGCTGTATTCTTGCCCATAAACTGAGCAAAATCTCCTAATGTACCTTCAAAATGACCAAAAGAAGTTTCAGTAGAACCAACCTCTTTCTGCATTTCATCCATTGTCTTACCCATTGTTGCGGCAACCTGTGACATGGATTTATCAAAAGACATTCCAGTACGAACAGAAGTAGCACCAAATGCCGCAACGGCGGCAGTACCTGCGGCAATTGCCGCACCACCAACCTTCATGGCGGTTCCCATTGCATTTTTAAATTTTCCGGCAGAACCTTCCGCTTTTTTTAATCCACCTTCATAATCTGATGAATCAAGCGTCAGCCTTGCCGCTAAATCAAAAACATTACTCATTCTTTAATTTACCCCTTATTGAATCAATGATTGACTTAGCCGCTTCTTCTGGATCATCGAAATATTGCGTATGATCTTCTACAATTTCTATGTATCGTTTTGAATTATTGTTTGCACCATCAACCAAAGAATATAAAGCGTCAGTAACATAAATGCGGTATACTTCTTCACGCTCCCACATCCGGCAACGTGATTCAGCATACCGCAAAATTAAATCCGCTCGTTTTAATCCTTGATATTCTCCGATGCAGACCCAGAATTGGTGCTTTCGTTGCTCTGAGCCTGCAACGTAAAAAGGTTAATTACATCTGGATCATTCAATAACTCAATAATCTTCTTTGGAATTTCTACAAGATTCGGAGCATACGTTTGCGGATCGGCTTTATCCAGTATTGCCATAATGTTTAAAATCTCACGCTTATATTTCCTCATAATGAGTGATACAAGTTTTAATTTCTTACCACTTTCAAATCCGCTTTTGACTTCTGGATCGGCAAGAATAACCGAACACGGCTCGATTATATCTGCCAGAACTTCAAGTGCTTCTTCTCCTTTGAATTCACTCAGACGCATAATTAACCCCCTTTATTGCTAAATTCAAGCATTCGCCGTAGCAATTATTGTAATGTCCTCATCAATATCATCCACAGTTACTTTATGCGTGGAACTACTGTACTTCGTAGAAGTAACATCAACGCCACCAAGAAGAACAACAACATTTGCAATCGTATATCCAGATTCAGCAGTAAGTGTAGCTTCAAAATCTTCTCCGCTTGCAATCGAACTTCCTTCAAAACTGGAAATTACATGAGTAAGAAGCTGTTCAACTGTAACCGCATCAGAACTATTCATTGAATAGAACTCCATCGGCATTACATTCTGTGCATTAATGGAAACATGACCAGTAATTGTCAGAGAAATCTGTCCTTTACCGTTTTTGGTAGTCTGAATAGAGAAACCGCCAGTTGACAAAGCGTTAATGATCCTTACTGCCACAAGACCACCATCCGCACGATCTCCAACCCACCAAATATCGGCAAAATCAGACTGCGACAAATCTTTTCTAGGAACAATTTTACTAGAATTATTACTATCAATATCAGCCGCACCAAGAGCAAGTTTAATCAGTTCCGGCGAAGTACCAAGTGAAGTAGTTGTTAGCGTACATTCCCAGCTGTCCAGATGCTTAAACTCTTTCAGATTATTCGGAGCATTATCAACATCTTCAGCAAAATCAGAATAAGTAGGAACACAGCTTACTTGAATACCGCCAGTAGTTGCACAGATAATATCTGCATCCGCAGGAGCGGCGGGACTTGCAGGATTAAACTGCTTCAACAGAACACCAGCATCCATCTGTAGTGCCTGAAATGCATTCTGCGGAATCTTTGTAAATTTACCCATATTAATTACCTCGCTGTTAAATACTCAATTTCAAAACTCAGAAGAACTCGTCTTATCATAATATCTTCATCATCCATAGGCTGTGAAAATGGAGCACCTCTTTTTACCCATATTTTACCATCATTATATGGAATTAAGATCCCGCCTAATCCAACAGCCTCATAAATTTCATCCGTTTTCAGCAGAATATTCTTCCAAGAATTCGATTGATCCCAAATAGACGCATCTGCCATCATTACAAATGAATCGAATTCACTAACAGGCAACGAATATGTAATTCTTGGAAATCCAGCATTATCCGGCACATCATTCTGCAAATATGCTTTCCCATTTACAAAACTGCCTATCCATGATTGAAACGCTTGAAATTTATCCATTTGGAATCACCCATTCTTCAGCAGAAACCTGCCGCATATTCAATCCTGCTGTTTGCGGAGTATGTTTATCATCTCCATCAGATGTTACTCTGAATATCTTATTATCTCTTTTACGCATGATTACATCGTGAAACTGGAGATTAATATTCTTTTCTGTAGTAATTGTATAAACAGATTTCAAACCTTCTGCCATTGCTGTTCTTGCTTGAATACTATCATCCAATATCACAGCCGCCAGAAACATTGCTCCCTGTACATAAGCAACAGAAAAACCGCCATATCCATCCGGTACAGTAGTTTTATCCATCATTACACAGGATTCCATTGCTTCTGATAAAAGACTCATATTTTTCTCCATTCATTTAATTCTGTTTTAAAAACGCTTTCCCAGCCAGCGGATTTAGAAGCAGAACCAACATTGCTCATGCTTTTAGTGTACGAATAACCACCAAATGATTCTGAATTATACGGAGTTTCTACGGCATCTCCGTATTTATTCTGCCAATCCTGTATTCTTTCAGCAAGGGCAATGACTGCCGATGGAACAGCCATTGCCCAGATTTCACCAGTAAAAGTTTCATCTCTCAGATTATCAACGGGATATTGATATACCCCATCATTAAATACCGATCCATGAATCTTAAAATACTGTCCGTGCTGAAGGAAATCAACGGAAAACGTGCCGGATTCGATAGCATAAGTTCCTTCGTGAACACCATCTTTCACCACGAAGAAATTTCTTAAATTACGCAAAATCTTTTCCAGCATTGTTTCCACCTCTTATCAGCCTCTAGAAATAATCCTTGCAAACGGCAGAGCCGCAGACGGATAATAACCAGTTCCAGCCGTATCTTTCACAATACTCCAACGAGCCGCAGTTGCAAGCTGAACATCAGTCGGAGAAACAATTGCTGTAGACGGCTGAACGAAGCTGAATCCATGAGGAGCGAACAATTTCCGCTGACGGGTATATAGCGTATCCTCACCGCCATTCGTAGCGGGATTACGGCTCGTTTCATTCGGAACTTTCGCTCCGCAATCGCAATAATCAAATGCGCCCTGTCCGAGAACGTAAGTGGTGTACTTATTATAGGCGGGATCAGACTGAGTAGCCGCTACAGCCTCAACAGGAACTTCATCATCAACAAACACAGTTCTGCCATTCCAAGATGCAAGAGCAACAGGACGCTGAACACCATTTGCATCATTTTCTTTCCAGTACTGAAGAATCTGAAGGTTTTCAAGATTCGTAGCGATCTGAGAGTGCATAATAACCGCACCGAACATTCCCTTATTAGCACCAGCCGCTTTCTGAATTGCATTATTCAGAGTGGTAGCACCAACATTAGGATCAGTATCAGCAGTAATATCCAGCGTATGATCCGTATTGAAATTGTTCGTTGTAACTCCAAAGATACCTTCCAGAATCTTCAGAATAGTAGCCTGATCGATGTCATCCCAATAATCCGCTACCTGACGGGCAATATCAGCCATGAAATCATGACCAGTCAGTTCAAACGAGAAATCCTTTTCAGTCCATGCTTTCGCTCTGCCAACAACAATCATGCTCTGAAGGAACGTTTCAATTCCAGTAGCAGTAATATTCGTAGAACCATCATAATTCAGAGCCGCACCGCCAATCCGACCAACCATTGGAATGGAAATAAAGTTTCCGCCAGTCTGCTCATCCAGCATCGTCTTCAGATCAGAACGATTCCGAAGCACTCCTGCTTTCAGAAACGCATTCTGCTTAATTCTCGGAACAGTTTCCAGATACTTTCCGAATACTTCCTCATTAAAATATTTAGCGTTAAATACTCCAGCCATAATTAATATCCTTTCTTATTTCAGCCAATTAACAACCTGTGGATCGGTTGGATGCTGATTCGCATAAGTCATCTTTTCCGTGAGCGTCATTGCTTCAAAAGCGTTCTGGTTCTCATCTTTAGGCGGCTTATTTTCATCTGCACCTTTTTTGCTTTCCGTCACAATAAAATCCGACCATTCCTGTTTCAGGCTTTCTTTCAGATTATCAACATCCTTAATCTGACCCTTTTCATCCAATTCCAGACTTTCAATATCCGAAACCTTCATCACCGCTTCAATTCGTTTATCAGATACATTAATGTCCTTTAAAATCTGCCTAAACAAATCCTTCTTCTGGATAACAACTTTCTCTGCTTCGATCTGTGCCTTGTAATTGTCAAAATCTTCTTTCACAGCATCATATTTGACTTTCCAGCGATCTTTACCGCCTTCATCCTCATAGGTTTTTACAGCCTGTTCTGCTTCGTTCAATTTCTTCTGAACTTCCGGCAATTTTTCCGCATCCGCTTTATACTGATCACGTTCATTCTTCAACGCATCCACAGTTTCAGTATGTGCAGAAATAATTTCCTCAATCTTTTCGGCTTCAATACCAAGTGCGGCAAGCAGTTTTCTTGTTAGTGCCATAATAATCTCCTTTTCTTCGGTGGCATTTCTTTGCCATTCGACAAATTGATTTTAGCATACTTTTTTAAAAACGCAATAGTGTAGGATTATCCTACATTTTCGGAAAGTCCCTATATATTCTTATATCAGATAAGTCTTTTTTACTGTATTATCCTACAATCCTACATAAAAGAAAGAAAACCCTTATAAATAAGGAAAAAATAAGTGTAGGATCGAAGTTTTATCCTACACTTGATCCTACACTTGATCCTACACTAGCACTTGAATATTTTGTTTATTACTCAAAATTTATAATATTTCTTAAAAACATCATTAATAATTTGCTTGTATTCTGCTTTATGATCTTCAACAGCTGGTTTGATATACGGATGCGGTTTTCTCTTGCTTGTACCTAATTCCACATACGGAGCGTATTCAACATTAGTTCCAACATAAACCGCTTCTTCATCAATAACTATTTTATAAGTAATCGAATTACGGAGCCTGCCTGTATCAACAGGAGCATTTAATGCGGCATATCTTGTACATACTAGTCCTAATGTTTCTAATGCTACTCTTTTAGCGTGTTCCAATGAGTAAATAACATCAGGTAAATAAGAAGTTACTGTAACTTCAAACTGAGCATTCGTCATGTTGATTTCCTCTTTCTGAATTTCATGCATTGATCGTAATTATTAATCACTCCGATTGGCTTCATTCCGGGATATGGAAATTCATCACAACAACTTTTATCAAACTGATTACTAAACGGATCTCCTTTATTTCCCCAATTAGCACAAGATTTACATTGCGTACAGTATTTGATCTTTGTATTGTCTGTCAGTATCTCCTTGCTATGATCTGCCATTTATATACATCTCCTCTTATATATTCTTAATAATATTTTATTTCTGTTAAACAATAATGTCAATATTTCCTGTTACGGCTTCCAAAATTGTTGCTTATCTTGATTCACAACATCAAGATCAATAAAAATCTGATCGCCTGTCTTTTCAACCTTCGTAACCCTTAATTGTGTTCCTTGCTGAAGGATCGTTTCAAATTCACTACCGAAACTCCTTTGTGAATTAATTCCATCCCAGAATTTACCATCTCCACCACCAAATCCGCTGAACGGTTCAACATACATCATTTGCGTTCCCTTTGGAGCATAAACATTAAACAATATATTACCGCTGAATCCTTGTCCTTTTGCAGTTCCACAGGACATAAATCCATATTCTGTTACAGTTTTGCCAAGTAATGCACTCTTTAGATCGCTTTCTGATCCATATTTTAATGTATCTAAATCAACTTGAAGGAACTTGTCCATACCGCCCCAACCGCATCCTCTTTGCATCCAGATATCTTGATCATAAGAACATTCTCCTATGATCTTAGTCATATCATTCAGCTTCTTTCCGTTCATCGCTCTGCCAGCGTTTAAATCTGTATTCCCAACTCCTAAATATCTATTTGTTCCATACTCAATTCCTCTTAATGGCTCATTAAATTTATGAAATGATTCTGTATATTCGTATATTGCATCCCGTTCTTCTTTTGTTGCGTTTCTCCACACTTCACCAGTTTTTGCTCTAAGTTGTGAATCAACATACTTTTTATCCCTACTCCATATTGCCGCATCTTTTCTGGCTTGAGAATAAGCATCTGGCGAAAACGGATTTCCGCTTGATCCAACAGACTGATTGATTTTTGTCTGGAAATCAGCGATTTCTTTTTGATATCCATTTAATTGACCTAAATATGCCTCTCCTTTCGCTTGATAATCATGTAAAAGATTTAACTTGTCAATAATTTCATCATAATGTTTTACATATTCATCATGATCAATATATCCGTTCTGATACTGATTCTTATAATCCTGTAATTTGTTGCTGTAATAATCTTCCTTTGCTTGAATACTGCCTTTTTTATCCGGGTAATCCGTAATAGTTACAGGATTCTTCCATATACCTTCAAATGTTCCAACATTCACGGAAGCGTTTAAATCAGCAATCTTTTTCTGTACTCCATTTATTTTCGTCTGTAAACCACCAACAATATCGTGTTCATCTTTCCAGTCTTGATAACTCATATTTTCCGGTAATCTGGAAAAACGCTTTGATAAATCGGAAATATCATTGTCCATACCGCCTAATGCAGAAACAATTCTGCATCTGCAATTATAAACCTCTGAAGGTTTCCCCATAGGATCGGCGGGATACATTAATCCATTACTGAATTTTTCATCTGTACCAACAATTTCTCCGTCCAGTTTCGCATGAGAATCACGAACCCTTTTATCAAGAGTTGCAACCCATTGCTTTCCCATCTTAATGCCTAAACCTTCCGCTCTTTCCATAGCATCCAGTTTACCCGCATTTTCCGCTGAAGTTGTCCATGTTCGTGCATTCCTAAGAGCCGCACTTTCGTTCATTCCAACAACTTCTTCCAATCTTTCTGCAAATTGCGGAATAGAATCTCCAGCCAATATTCCTTGTGTAATTACTGAATTAATCTGTTTTCTATTCCATTGCTGATCTTTCGGGATATCCTGTTTTACTTGTGCAAAACTAGCCTTACCGTCCTTCAAAAGCCTTTCAACGGTATCGTGATCATAAAGCGTCCAAGACGTATTGATTCCCAAGCCGCTTTCTATGGCATAAGTAGCATAATTTGCATTCAGAGCATATACATCAATATTCCAATCATTAATTAATCCAGTAGCAATTTCATTAGCGTGCAGAATGTCCTGTTCTAGAACATTCTGCATTGCAACATACCTATCATGCCTTGCGATTTGTGCCTGTTTCCAAGCCTTTAATTCCTGTTTAGTAATTAATCCCTGTTCTAATTCCTTCTTTTTCTTCTGATACTGAGCTTCGTAATTATCCCACATCCGCTTTGCTTTTTTCTTTACGGATTTCCTTGCTTCATCGTATTCCTTGCCTATCCGCTTTTCCAGTTTGGCAAGCATTTTATCTGTTTGAGAATGTCCATAATCCATTACTCGTTATCCTCATTAGTTTCTTCTTTGTCATCTTCCTGTGGAACAATAACCGGAGTCCGGTTTCTGTCTTCTTCTTCTTTCTGATCCATAATTTCGTCAATTTGATCAATATCACCAAGAATGGAAAGAATTTTCTTAGTTACATATTCTTCGCTTAAATACTGAGCAGATTGTGTAACATTCTGAATTTCTTCCTGTTTGTTAACGATCATGGAACGTGTGAAAGTTGGATTGTCTTGAATGCCTATCAATCTCAATATTTCGCTGATAAACTCAACAACATTGTACTCAAACAGATCTGTTTTTTCATTTAACGGCTCATAAGCGGCTTCAATCTGCGTTGCGGTAATTGCACCTCCAGCAGAAAGATTCTTTGTATCAAGAGCCATATAATCCTCATAAAGATCGCTTCTGATTCTGTTCAAAATAGCCTCTCTGCTCTCATAAGCAATCTGAATGGTATGTGCTTCTGCTTTCGCTCCATCATCATCCACAACAGCCGCCTTTACTGTTTTCATCCGTTCAACAAACTTTACCAGATCAACATCATCCATGCCGCCCGCATTGCTGATTGTCCAGTAAATCAAACTAGCATCGTCAATGTCATTGGCAAATCCGCTTTTAATTAAATCATACGCATCAATACTCTCTCTGATTCCAATCAATTCAGACTGGTGTTCATCGTTTGCCCACAATGGAACAATAGGGAATGACGGATAATTCTCATAATCGTAAATCTCCATTCCTTCTGCCGGAGTCGTTCTTGTAAGAGCAACATATCCACGTTTAGGATTGACAATATGACCGCCTTCAGAATCGTACAGAAAATCGGTGTATCCATCCATTTCATACAGAACAGCACGCATAGGCTTTTCTTGATCCACCTGCCAGAATCTAATACCAGCCTTTAATGATCCATCCAATTCATCACGAAATGGAACGAATTCTGTTAATCTGAATATCTCCAGATGATCCAGATTCCAAAATCCGAATGTTACTCCGTCAATTAATGCGTATCTCCCTGCTTTTTGTACTCTGGAATCAAAATCTTCTCCCAGTCTTTCAGAAGTTCCTTCTTCTGTCCAGTTTATTCCATTACCAAGAAGAAACTGACTTTGCTGAGTAACGAATCTTTTAAAGAACCCAGAACATAACTTGTAATTTGCTGAATAATTGTCCGGTACAGCCTTGCCGGAAAGCGTATACAGCAATTTCTGATAAGTGACTATTGTTGTATTCCTTCTTTTGGCATAATCCTGTGCAATTAATGCGTTTTTGTAAAAATCAGTTCCTTTGTGGTATTCGATTGCTGATTTTACAAAATCAATGCGATCCTCATCACGCTCTCCTACCGCCATTAAATCTTGATAAGTTTTCATACTCCTAACCCCATTAAACTAACGTACTCTTCCTTGCCTGCTTTCTTATAAAGTAACCTTGCTAAACAAGCCGCACTATCCGGTGCATCATCATGTTCTGCATCTTCTGTGTAATCACAGATTTGCTCAATATATTCCGGATCAGTTCCTTCTACAAATATAACATCTGCCCAGATCGCTTTCAAATAAGTTACTATTTTTATATGTTTGTTCATCCTCTCATCATAGTCAACAGTTTTCAACCCCAGCAATCTCTTTAAATCTCTTGATACCATTCCTTTATCAGCGTTTCTTTCTATATACAGTTTTGAACACAGGAATTGATTGTAAAGGTTGAATATATCAGAATAACAATCTTCAACGTGCTTTCTCCATATTCTGCCGTAAACGTAATAATGTCCGTCTACATATCTCATAACTGTAAATGCCGTATAGTCTTCGCCGTAAAACGCACTATCTACATGAGCAATTCCGTTCTGAATTATAACTGCATCTGCTCCTTGCTTTGGCTCTGAGAATATTATGTTCTCATCTGCAATAATCTTTAGTTCATAGTTACAGGCAAACAAACTCGGACTCATTGCCATTCGCAATGCTTCAATCTTTTCTTCTGTTATAAGGCTTGTACTTCTGTAATCATAACAATGAATATTCGGCATAAGCGAAAATACATCATCCTTATGCCATTTAGTTCCCAGATTTATAATTCTTCCGTTTCTATTTTTAATGTTTTGAAGTTCCTGATATTGCAGTTTCGTTCTTTCTCTTTCAGCAGTACTGATTCTGTCAGAAACATTGCAAATATCGTCTGTTATTACCCAATTAGCGTGCTTTCCTGTAATTGATGACTTTAAGCCAATCCCAAGCAACTGCGATGCCCCGGAAATAGACTGATAAATATTAGTCGTAATTTCAGATTGTGATGCTTTAATGATTGTTAATTCCTGATCATGTAACACCCAGCATATTTGTTTCAAGATTTCAGAATTAAGTGCTTTTTTAACCATGCCAACCATTTCAGCAATATCGTTGTCTGTCTTTCTTAGAAAAATAATATTATCTTCTGGACAGCAGATCATAATTAAAGCAATGCAAACAGAAAGACAACTACTTTTATAGCTTCCTCTGTGAGCCATTAACGTATAATCGGAAGTTCCGCTAATGATTTCATGCATCCATTCATTATGCGGAAACTTCCGAACATCTTTCATGCCAACAGATTTAGCTATTAAATACGGATTATTCTTTATAATTTCAATAACATCTTTGTATCCGTTATTCTTCCGCATCTCTCAGCATATCCTTTATCTTTTCCAAATGATTCTCATCTTTCAGCGTTGCACTTGCTTCAATCTCCTGTGCAATAATGTCTTTCTGCCCAAGATACTGTTTTCCTAACCATATAGCCATACTCACATTATGTTCTGCCATTTTGAACTGCCATCTTCTTAAACTGATTTTGCCAGAAGCGGAATGCTTTTTAAACACTTCCGCAAAACTCATCTTGTATTCCCTTCCACACCATCTTTCAACAGTATCTGGAGAGCATTTAAACCAAGACGCAATCTCATCAAGCGTACATTGCAAAGAACACAGTTTTTCAAACTGATCCTTATCAATTTCAATTCTCGGTCTTGCCATAAAATTCACCTTTACACATCAAAAAATCCGTCTTTTGTGACTCCGTTTATTCCGGTAAAACCAGCTTCAAATGTCTTTGATGGATCGTATACATATATAATATCACCATTTTCATCAAATCCATTAGGACACATTACGCCGCCAAACATCTTGTACGGATTTTGCCCTTGTGTCGGATCGTTCCAGAGATAATGCATATAATCTTTCATTGTTTTATCAAAGAATTTTGCTCTTTTCTCTGAAGAATTCGTGTTAAAACCTTCTGCGTTTCTGAATGGAACATGATCCAAATATCCCATATCGGATTCAATTTCTTTATATGTTACAGACCCATTTCTTTTGCATAATTGAAGCGCATACGAAAAATTCCCTCTTGAATAATTCCAATCTGGATTCAATCCGCAACAGCACCCATTGTTGCAACATTCTTTAAAATGAGCGTCAGAAACATAAAATCTCATTCCGAGTTTATTACATAATTCTTTCATTTCACGAAAATACTTTTCTTTTATTTTACGATTAAGTCTTAAATATCCAGAACCTTTTGAATGCTTTTTATAAAAGTCAACAATATCAAATCCACAGCATTCGCTAATTGTTTCATAATGCTCTTTTGCGTTATTAATTGCTCTTCCTTCAAGACAAAAAAATTCCGTTGTTACAGCATCAGCACCAGCATCGTGAGCGGCAACAATAAGATCCTTATAGTCCTTTGAAGAAACTCCAATAATAAACGGACGAAGTCTTAATGTAGAACCGCCTTTATTTAAAGTTGTATATTCATGTAACGCTCTTAATCTTTCAGCAGGAGAAGGGACTCCAACTTCAATCTTTTTTGCAGATGCTTCATCAAGTGTAATAATGCTAAACTTTACATTCCAATTATCTTGTCCAATAAACAGTTTTCTATATCTTTCATCGAAGAAAGGCCAAGCCGCCTTTGTACTAAAGCATATTGGATAATTAATTTCCTTAAAAAATTTCAGAAGTTCAAGAGTTACTCCGTATTTCCTCTCAAATTCGTCAAATTGGTCGCTTAATCCACCCCATTGGAAGACTTTACGTTGTCTAATATACTCTCCAAATTGACTCGTTTCTGGGTGAAGAAATATATTCTTTACTTTCTCAACATTAACGCTTCTGACTACCTTATGGATGTATCCTTCTCTAGCACCGCCAATCCCACGCTGATATTGCGAAAAACAATACACACAGCCGTAAGCGCAATTACTGTATGTATCAAATGTCATTGGCATTGTACAATCAGCAATTTCGCCGCTCCATCTTGGGCTTTGATAATTGTTTTTGATTTTATCCAATTTGCTTCACCCCGCTATAGTCTGGTTTCAATTTAATAAATTGTGAATACTGCTTGCAGAGTCTTTCTAAATCTGCCATGTGTTTCCCGGAACGATAATAATCAAATAATCCACCTTCATAATTACGATTTGGTTTTTTGCTCGCTGAAATATCATTCCTTCTGAAGCACAAATCGCCTCTCTGATAACATCTTAATTGAATTTCATAATCTTCTACTGTATTATACGTTTCATTATATAAAAGGTTTTTATCTATAATATGACCTACTGCACCGCCCTGAAACAATCTGTTTATGCTCACAATCCCGTCAGAGCAGAGTCTTGTTTTAGCGATAATAGCATTCCCTGTTGGTGACATACCAAACATCTTTGCGCCTATATTTTGCGCCAAATTGAACGATTCTCTGATAATGGTTTGAAATTCTTCTCCGCTTCTGATTTTTTGACTGCGAACCTTTTGTTCATCAACGGCAAACAGTTTTGTAAAACTGATAACGTCATCATCCAGTAACATCACCAGATCACCATTTGAGAAAAATTTTAGCGCATTATTCCGATTTTGCGGGCATCCGCTGTTTTGATTTAAGATAATCTGAACATTTGGATGAACACTTATATAGCGTTCTTTATCTTCATTACTTCCTTGTAAAAAAACTATTATATCTTCATTTTTTACAGAAAGTTCCTTCAATGAATCTACTGTAATGCATTGCGGACGATTATAACTTACAATCGCATAATTAATTTTCTTCTGCATTTTTCTGCTCCATCATTTTCTTTGCGACATAAATGACTCCAAGTTCTTCTTCTTCTTTTACGCCTAGAAGTTTTTTTACAAATAAAGTTTCCTCATCTGTGTTGTAAACAATAATTACACGTTTTGCAATTAATGAAGAAGATGTCGCTCTATCAGAATATTCATGAAGTTCATCTCTTGAAACTGATGGATACACAGGAGAGTAAGCTGGGATTTCATCATCTGCTTTTCTTTCGCCGGAGTCATCTTCTCCTGAATGCGGAATGTATTCCTGTTTTTTTTCTGGAATTTCTTCAAATTCTTCTTCTTCGGATATATTAAACTCTAAAAGTTCGGCTTCATTAAACCCAAAATCCGTCATATCAAAATCAAGATCATTCAATTCCATTCCAAGAAGATCGAAATCCCAGTCAGATTCATTCGTTTTATTATCTGCAATCCTTAAAGCCTTAATTTGTTTTTGCGTAAGATCAGTTATTACCACACAGGGTACAGTTTCATATCCAAGAATTTTAGCGGCTTCAAATCTTCCGTGTCCGATTACAATTACATTATTTGAATCTACTACAATAGGCTGTCTAAAGCCAAATTCATTTATGCTGTTTGCTATTGCTTTTATCTGTCTTTCGTTATGTTTTTTAGCATTTTTCTCGTAAGGAACAATAGAACTAATAGGAATTTCGTTGATTTTCATATATTTTCTCCTAAAAAATAATTCTTTATAGTGATTATACACCACTTCACCAATAAAAAAAGACCCTTTCGGGTCTTTTAAATTCTGATTTCACTTTCTAAAAGTGCTAAGTCCGAACTTTATTGCGATTGCCTTTCTGACTGTCAGATCATTGGAGATATATCCGCTCGCAGACAACTGCTTAACTGTTCCATTCTCATCTTTTGCGAAAGTTCCACGCTTAATGAAATCCCCCCAAACTTCAAACTTCTTTCCATTTACCTGAGTCGTTCTTGTCATTTTTGTTCCCTCTCTTTCTTTTTTCTGACTTCATTATATTACCTAATTATTGTAATGTCAATAATTATTTTTATTTTTTTCTAAATTGCAATGCAATTAAAAATACCACATTACAGGCGATATGCCATAAGCTCGGCAATCCGCTTTCTGAATCAACAGAATCTGGATTATTAATGTACTCAATCATATGCCTTAACATTGCATCTCTGTATCTTTCCGGTGAAACATCCATCCAAGATTCTTTTTCTCCATACTTTGCTACACCATATTCACGAACTCTTGCTACCGCCGTTAGAATTTCCATAGGAACAAGCGAAATTCTTGGCTTTCCTTGATCCGCTTTAATCTGCTGATTATGATCTAATTCCTCATTGTTTGGGATTGGTATCATCTAAATACTCCTTTCTGGAAACAATCTTTTTCCCGCAATTCGGACAAAATAGAAAATTCTGCTTAACGAATGCTTTACTTAATGCCAAACTATACCATCCACATTTCGAGCATTTACATGCGTGGATAATAAACCCCTTATCATCCACATCCAGTCTTTCCCAAACCGCAACATCTATTCTTTCTTCCATCTGTCTACCTCTCTTGGACGTTTTTCAGCCCATGCATTTGTCGCATCATCGATTGCCTTACCATATCCAGCATAATATGAAATCTTTTGCCCCTTTTGATCATTTAATATTGCCATACTTCTGCACCAATCAAGGCTTACACTTTTTACATTATGCTCTTTACAGAATTGCTCTATTTCATCAAGAATTATTACTTTCATTCCATCACCCCAAAGAATGTACTATCACTATTGCAAGAATTAACATTCCCAATAAAATACCTGCAAAAAACGTATCCAATCTGTTCATTTATTCATTCACCTCAATAAGAGTCCCTAATACGATACTTCCATCTAACCCAAGTGCCGATCTTATATCGTTCTTCCTGTGGTACGATAGACAGCGAAACCGTTCTCCATGAAATGCCATGCTCGGGTTCATCGTGTTCTCTTTTTATTTGTTTCACAATTTCACTCACTATCTCTAGTGCTTTTTCCTCATCATCAATCAGCGTTTCAAACAAAAACTCATTTTTGAATCGCTCATACTCATATTTGATTTGGTGTCCATCAACTTTAAGCATCAAATCAGTTGGGATCGTTTCTCCTTTGGGTATATAAAATTCTATTTTCATTCCGTCACCTCAAACCCAGTTATTGCTTCTATTGTCAATAGTTGCAATACTGCTATGCTGGAAAGCAAAATCATCTGTCCTTCATTAAACGTATATTCTTTGTTAGCAATCTTAAATAAGGTTTCTTCCAAAGTTTGTCTCGCTTCTTCTATGCTTTCATTAAAATGTTCTTTGGTCATTCCGTCACCTTCTCTCCCATAAAGCAGAATCCGTTTTCATCTGTCTTGCATCCTTTACCCCATCTTTTGCAGATTTGATGTGCAACAATTAACGGAATACCATTTACGTTTGCCCAACTGTCCAACTCGTAATGTTTACAGTTCTTGCACCGAACAACAGGAACAGCATCTACCGTCGGTTGATCGTCAATGTCCGCACGAATCTCCGCAAAAGTTCTCGGTACATCATCCCAGTTTTCATCTGGTTCGTGTCCTTCATAATTCTCAGGGTCATATAGTCCCTTTAGTTCATCTGCATCAATCAATCTCATTCCGTCACCTTCTCTCCATCCGCACAGAACCAATCGTCATCTGGGGCAAACCACATTGTTGCTGAGCCATCGATGTTCCGCTGATATTTTTTACAAAAGCCATCTTCTCTCCTATACTTGCAATCTCTACACCGAACCGCAGGAACGGAATCTGAATCTACTGTCGGTTGTTCGTCAGCGTCGAATTTCCTACAAAAATCTAAAAACTTCCGCTTTTTATCTGAAAGGGTTTGTGTAAAATATGTAGTCGACTTGCCGTCCATGCCGTAATCAATTGTTTCGCTTTCAACAAAATACCAATCCTCACCACAAAATGTGCCATTTATCTTTTCTCTTTTGTAACAAGATGAATATGCAACCGTCCAAAAAGATATCATTAAATCAAATTCTTCACGGTTGTGGATCTTTGCGGCAATAACGGACCCGAATGAATCTTCACGTATTTCCATTCTATTCTTTACAATTTCAAGTAGTTTTATATATTCGTTCATAATTTTCCTCCCGTCACATCATACCCCATAATCGATTGCGGACTGTCGGTCTACAAAGAAATGGATTCCAGAAGCGCAACCGTGGAATCTGTTATCATCGAAATCTCTTACAGAGACGATCTCTCCGATGCGGTACATGAATTCACTATCGTATATCGACCGGACTTCCATATCGCTTGACACTGCATTTCCTTCCATGTCATAAAAGCCCAAGACTTCCGCCTTGTCACATCTGCATTTAGCCCCAGTAGCAGATGACCGTCTCGCATCTTCTGGAATCTTCAGCTTAACAATAATACGCCTCCCATCTGCACACATTGCTTTCTTCCATCCGATGAAAGCCCCATCAGACGGACATAAAAGCGGAATATGTGGGATGTTTTTGGCTCCACTCAGGTCTACTCCATGTAAGTTGGCTTCACACAGGTCGGCTCCATACAGGTTGGCTTTGTACAGGTTGGCTTTGTACAAGTTTGCTCCACGAAGATCTGCTCCACGAAGGTCTGCTCTAAGCAAGTTTGCTCCACATAGGTTTGCTCCACACAGGTCTGCTCTACGAAGGTCTGCTCCACGAAGGTCTGCTCTAAGCAAGTTTGCTCCACATAGGTCGGCTTCACGCAAGTTGGCTCTACGCAAGTTGGCTTCACGCAGGTCGGCTTCATACAGAATGGCTCTCATGTCCTTCCATCCGTCGCAATCACTATGTATCCAATGTCTATGATTCTCTAGGATTTGATTCAACTCTTTCTGTATCATTCCGTCACCTCATATGGACTGTATCAATTCGGATATCCTGTCGTTAAGCTTTCTGACTTTTTCATTTCTTAAAAACATCTTGATTCCGAATATCAGTTTCACGATATACACAATGGCTATTGTCAGAACAAGAAGTGCTGTTGCACCCAATAGGATTGATAAAAAAATAATTATAGAATTCATTCCGTCACCTTCTCTTTGTTCTCGACATTTATGTCGGTAACATCCATCTTTGCCCCGCATCTCGGACAATGCATAAAAAACTTATTTCTCTTTGTTAGAGATACATCCCAGAGTGCCTTGCAATTAGAACATCTATCAAAACCATCAATTCCAGAACTAATCCAATGTCCATGAACAATATGCATCGGCTCAAACCAGTCGCATTGATCGCCATCGTATTCGTCCATCTCACAACAGATTGACATATCATGGCAATTCTGCATTGACAGCCAACAGTCATTACACATTTTGTTGCTCATTTCTGTTTATTCTCCATTCCGCTCATTACAAACAAAGCTGAAACCATAATGCTCATAGAAATAAAATACGCATCATGCCCAATAACTCCATGCCTCAATCCTACATTTCCAAACAATATACACAATAAAACAGCAATAACCGCAATAATCTTCATCTTCCTGTACTCCCAAATCCATTTGATCCTCTTTCAGTTTCTGTCTTCATCACATCTACAACATCAATGCCTTCATACAAAACAGGAATAATTACCAACTGAGAAATTTTATCTCCCTTATAAATCAGATAACTTGCCTGTCCATGATTAAATAATTTGACCAGAATTTCTCCTGTGTAGCCTTCATCAATTAAGCCAGTTGAAGTTATGTCATGTTTAAGATTTAAGCCGGATTTTGATACTAAAATTCCTGCTGTGCCGTGTGGAAGTTCAACGTGTATTCCGGTACGGAAAATTGCTGATCCCATTGCGGGAACAATTTTAGTTTCTGCGCTTCTTATATCCAATCCAGCATCCGTTCTATGTTCCCTAATTGGCATAAAAGCACCATTTTCAAGACTAATTTTCATAAATTTATCCTTTCACAAATTCTGGACATTCCAGAACGATATATGAATCTATTTTTGTTACCTTACCGCAGATTACTGTTCTGAGCGGAGAATAAACCGCTTTCCATCCTTTAATCGGCTTATAATCTTCTCTTCTTGACCAATCACAAAAACCACCACACTTTGCACATTGCCAGCATAATGTTGGAGTTTTATGAGTGATTATCTTTTTTTCACTTTGCCTGTATTCCTGTTTCATCTTTGCCAATACCGCCTATCATGATATACGATATTTCTTTGCAAGAATGACATTTGATCTCAAGAGCCGGAAATACATTTTGCCCATCCCATTGTCCAATGACTCTTGCCAGTTTATGCCCGCATCTTGGGCATCTGATCCATGTTCCGTTTTCTTCCCTGTTAATTTTTGCTGTTGCCATTTGTAAGTACCCCCTTAATATGTTCTTCTCCTTCATGCTCTATTCTCGTTCCGCTCAGATAAATCACGTTATTTCCCAGTAATTTTCTAGCGGCTTCATCCAATTCATTTCCCGCAAATTCGTAAGCCATTGCATGACCATAACCGCCTCTGTACTTTCCTTCCGGCATCTTGCTGTACCAGTCAAAACCAATTACTCTGAAAAATGCGGTGTGCGTTAACGGATAACTCATTCTCTTTAAATCCATCGGCTGACTTGCATCTTTAATTTTTACTGTCATAATGTCAGCACTTGTACCATCTGAATAAGACTGCATTGCGTATAAGTTGAAGCGGTATCCTTGCATCTCAAGTTCCATAATCGCTGAAAGAAGGACTTTCCCATTCTCCAAAATCTCACTACTTTTCGTTACACAGGAACAAGTCATATCATAGTATACATCAACAACCTTTGTCTTGATCGGTCTGATTGTCATATTAATCATGGAATTCGGTATACCCTTTAATGCCAACGGTACAATTGGTGCAAATCCTGCAACGTGATTTTCAAAAGCAAACCGCTTTGCTTCACCCGCACGATTAATTTTGATCTTGCTTTTCAAAGCATCCACAGAAGGCTGATAACCAGTTTTAAGGAAATTTACTGCATCATCATAGCTGTCGATCCCATCACCATACCAACCGCCACGCTCTTTATAATTTCTGGATTTCATGTCATCGAAGTGGGAATTGGTAACCTGTCTGCCTAAACAAGTAGAATAAACTTCCATTGCCGAATCAAACGATTCGACATGGAAGTTATAATTCTTATGGCTTTCTGTGGAAATGCGTTTTTTGAAAATCTTGCTCATGGCTTTGACCTCTCTTTCGGATTCTTTTCTTACTTTCATTATCTCACTTTTGCATAATAATGTCAATAATTATTTTTAATTGCCCGCATCACATCCTCGAAAGGATGTGATGCAAAGCCTTGGTGTACTCATTGTCAACTGTCATTGTGTTGACAATCATGCTGATGTCATCTTTTTCCATTCCTTTGATCAAGCAAGTTTCAATTGCTTCTTCCTTACTCATGATCTGAACCATCTTAGCCAGCCTTCCAATTCCTCTGTAGCTGACGATCACACCAGACTGCCCAGCCTTGCGAGCGGCATTTCTAAAATCACGGCAGAATCTCAGCAGTTCCTCATTGCCAAGTGACACATTCCGTTCAATCGCTTCAGAATAATCAATCTTTACAGTAGCGAACCGATCCAGAGAAGCGGCATCCAACTGGTTTCTGCCAACATACTCATAATTAGCCCCAGTTCCCACAGTATTGCCAGCGGCTATTACTCTGAAGTCTGGATGTGCTTCAACGTATCCGATTGGAGCGGGAAAATCGAAGTAACGATTTGCGATTGCCGCATTCAGAATTACCAGAACTTCTGGAATACTCGCATCCATTTCATCAAGCATGAAAAGACCGCCATCCTTAAATGCTTTGTAGAACTGAGTCGGCTGATAATTGCCCATCGCATCGGTAAATCCGGTCAGTTTGTATTCCTGTGTAACAGCGTTCGTGAAGTAGAACTTCAGTCCCAATGCTTCAGCAACCTGCTTGCAGAGGACGTTCTTTCCAGTTCCTGCCGCTCCGGTGAGGAATACAGGCTCATTGTTCGCCACAAACTTCAGCACAGTTTCAAACTTCTCATGCTGAACACCTTGCAGTTCCTTCTTCTGACCATTGATAATCGTGTTAATCTTCCGATCAATGTGACCATACTCGGCTTCGATGTAGGACTTAATCATTCCCTGAACCTGTCCCATGATCTCGGATTCGATCTTGTCAGCAGAAGTCTTTGCAATCAATCCAACTACTGCCTGTTCCAGAATTCCCATTGCCGAAGCAACATTCTGTTCTGCCGGAGCGGAATTAACGGAAGTGGAAATGGAAGCATCCGGTAACGGAGTAACAACGGCTTCTTCTTTCTTTTCCATCTTCGGAGCAACCGTGCAAAGTTCGTTAAGCGAAATCTTCCTGTCATTGTCAGTAGCCTGACGAATCCACTCTTTGAAATCCTTTACTGATCCATTGAACTTCTCGTCCAGCGTCCGAATCATCAGTTCCTGTGTTGCAAGGTTTCCAGTTCTCATGCGAACACCAGTCTGCATATTGTAGAACTGAATTAACATCGTTGCCCGTGAATCAAGTTTCTGTTCCATAATCTCTAAGACCTCCTTGGATTCTTTTCTTACCTTCATTATCTCACTTAATTCTGATAATGTCAATAATTATTTTTATTTTTTTGAAAAAAAGAGAAGATCTTTCGATCTTCCCTTGCTTTGTTTGTTCTTTAATAATTAAATCTGATGTAATAAATCCAATCTACCTTATCAATAAAACATACTGCATTTCCAACTTCATTACTGAACTTCTTAAATGCCTTACTGTTGGAAATCTGCTCAAGAATCATTTTAGCTTGGTTGTCTTTTGTTCCATATTGTTCTTTCAGAGATTTTTGAATCTTAATCAACTCTTCTGTCTTATTAGCACAGCGTTCTTTTTCTTCTGCTGTCCAAGCATCAAATCCCTGTACTTTTTCATTTTCCTTAATAAGACGCTTGATCTCATCATCAAAAGATATATCATTGCAAACACAATAAGTAGCCGTTCTGTTTTTGATCTGCTTTACTGTCATTGAAAATCCGCCAACAATTCCTAACTCTTTTTTAATGTCTTTTTTCATCTGCTCAAAGGCCTTTTTGATTTCCATTGTTTTAATCTCCTTTTTTTTGATAATTTAATTTTAATACTTACCTATTTAAATGTCAATAATTATTTTAATTAATCCGAAAAATCAGTAATTGAATATTGCCTATATCCTTTATTTAAACTTGCTCCATATTCTGAAAACATAATGTTTTTATAAAAAATCCCTGTTCCCGTTCTGATTTTATCTGGCAATTTTTTACCAATTTCTGTAAAAAACTTCTTACTGGACATTTCATATTCCCGATTTTCTTTAGCCCAGAATGTATAATTCTTAAATAAATCTGATGCGGAAATCTTTTCATCCGAATCATAATTTACAACAATACATTGATCCATATAGGATGCCAGAAGATCCATTTCCTTTTTATACTCTTTCACAGCATCCTGTACACATTGCGGTTCTTTTATTCCATATTCCCGCCATTCTATACATCCTTCTACTGCCCATCGAAGAATCTGTGGAAATTCTGATCGAAGTTTATATTTCAGATTTTTGTCAACTTTTTCCTTTGGAATACTTACTTCAAACGGAATCAGTTTAATTCTTCTCCAGATACCTACATCAGTTCCACGAATTACAGGCTTATGATTGGTTGCTAACCAAATTTTAAACTCCGGTGTATACTCAAATTCATCTCCATATAAATATCTGCAAGTAATTTTACCGCCTCCTGTTAACTGCTTCAGTAATCCTTCATTTAATCTGACTCCTTCCGTTGGTTCTTCAGAAGTGATAAATCTTGCAGATTTCAATCTGGCAATATCGGAATTTGCTCCACCATCAGAAAACCTTTTCAGCATAATTGTTTCCGGCTGAACATTACAGGAGTATGTTCCAAGCATATCTGAAATAGTATCAAGAAACGTGCTTTTTCCATTATTTCCTATCCCGTATAAGAAATAAGCACATTGTTCCTCATTTGATCCTGTCAGAGAATAACCGATACATAACTGAATATATTTCTGTAATTCCTTATTTCCATTTGTAATTTCATCCAAAAACTTTAACCATAATTTCGGCTTCTTCCCGGACGCATCATACTCTGTATAGCAAATCTTCGACATCATGAAGCATGGATCATGCGGAATCAATTCCCCATTACGCAAATTAACAATCCCATTCTGACAATTCAGGAATTCCATATACGAATCAAATTCATCTGGAGATGCCGGAATGCCGTCTAAATGCTGGCATTCTTTTATCATATTTTCCTTTCCTTTTGAAGAAGCCGTTCGATTTGCCCATTTCAGAAGATCAATCTGAGTTTTTTCATCTTGTTCCAGAAACGCTTCTTTTTTGATTTCTCCGCAAATTACATCACCTAATTTTTTTATTTCACCGGAATCGTCTGCTCTCCATAACCTTCCGTCCCAATAAAACCATTTTTTCCTATTATAAGAATATCTGATAAAACCATTAAATTTATCAAAAAGCCTACGAGCGTTCCCGCTATCTGTCATATCATATTGTTTTCTTGGTTCTTCCGCTCCTATATCTCCGTTTCTAAATAACGCAAGAGCAAGTTCCGTACTGTCATTATACTGCTTTGGATCATACACATCCTTACAACTGGCACAGGCTTTCCCTATTGTAATTTCTCCGTATGTCTTTCCAGATCGTTTCTCATCCCATTTAGGACGCATTAAACCGGATGTTCTGAAAATCCGATCCATCTGCTGTTCATTTCTTTGCGTCCAAAATGCCAACTGATTACACAAAGCAAGATCGGCTTCTGATTGAGATGAATAAACTCCTTTCCAATTACCAGAATAAAGAATGTTAAACAAGTATCCTGTTTTGCAATTTCTGGCTTTATCAATTACTTCAGAATCCTGTAAATCCACAGGAGTAACAGGCTTCTGCTCAATTCTCGGAGTAATATCCGGCAAATACTTGCTGTGAAGGACTTTTACTGATTCAGTACATTCTCTTACTTTATTATATTTAGGATTGTACAAATTGCCTGTACAGATGAAATATCTGCCGGAAGAATACATTTCGACATTTCCTCTGCGTCTGCTTCCATTTGGCAATCTGCCTTTGCAAATAATATGAATTCCTGTTTTACTTTTGGAATATTCCGCATAGCTTTGAAGCGTTTCCACAAATTCATCACAAAAATCCACATTATCAACGCAATGATCCAAATCAATGCCGAAATACCCATTTGCGAACATAAATCCAATTCCATCAAAATGGTATTTTTCACAGGCATTTACGGCATCTTCAAATCCAGACCATGTTTCAGAATCATTGCTTTTTGCATTTTGTCCTGTATATGGATTCTTTGGAATCTTGTCTGACCCTACCCAGCAAACCCATTGCTTCAATCCCTTTAATTCATCTGGAATATTCTCAATTCTTGTCTGCATGATTTGTCATCCTCGCAATTTCTTCTGCTGTGATGTACCATTGCCCATTACTGTCTTTTTTCGCTTCAATCTTTCCTCTGCGTATCCATTCACGCATTGTTCTTACTTTGATTCCAAAAAAGTTACAAGCCTGTCTGATCGTATATCTTTCTTCCATTTTCTGCTCCTTTCCGTATTGTCAATATATCAAAATGCATTTTTTATACTATCATACAATTATACATCAACATATCCTAATTTTCTGTAAATCCTATTCCTTTTTTTCGCCCATCCTTTAAACATTGCAAAATCATCCACAAAATCAATGATTTCCCCGAATTGTTTTTCTTCAGACTTTCTAGCAACCCTTCCAGCCGATTGTGTAACTGTAATTTCATTCTTTTCTGGAGTGGCAAACACAACAGTCCTTAAATTCGGAATATCCAATCCTTCCTTTGCTAACTGATAAGTCGCAAAGACGCAATCTAATTCTCCATTATTTAATGATTTTAACGCATTGGATCGTTGAATTTTTGCTGTTTTTGAATTTCCAAGCGTTGAAAGACATATTGAATTTCCTTCAAATCGATTCATTAATTTATTCAGATATTCAATTCTGCTCCCAAGAACGAGCATTGCTCCATTTTCTTTTTCCTGCTGAATGACTTTACTGACTAAATTAAAACGCTCTGAATTGTGCGTTAAATCGGCAATTAAACCGGAATAATTAACAGTCCCATCTCCGCTTAAAGCAATTTCATCATCTGGAAAATATCCGGTAAAAATCCTTTTTACTTTAACAGGGCAAGTCGTATTCCCAACTTCTTCTTTCGTGATCTCACATATTTTATCTCCAATTAATGCAAACATTGCGGGTTCTAATCCATCTGATCTTTTCGGAGTTGCAGTTAATCCGAATTTATATCTGCAAGCAAGACTGGAAACAACTTTATAGAACATCATAACTTTAGTTGGACTCCCAACTGCCTTATGACACTCATCTACAATCAACATATCCCAGCAATCTTTATATGCAGAAAGATCAAGTTTCGCCATCGTTTGAACTGTGGCGAATGTAATTCCAGCACCAATATCAACTTTCCCGCCAGTAATGAATCCTATATCTGAATTAGGGATACTAAACACGCTTTTTGCTCGTTCCGCTGATTGCGTTAATAAATCAAGCGTATGCGTCAGCCATAAACATTTCACTCCAAATCTGGAAACAATGTCTAAACCGACTTGTGTTTTTCCAGAACCGCATGGCATCACAATTACACCACGTTTCCTTTTACACGCTTCTATGATTGCTCTTTTTTGATAATCGTATGGCTTAATACTGGAATAATAAGAATATTCCGTTTTTTCTTTATTAAATCCAGAATAATACTTGCAACTGTTCCCATACATTCTTCTGATTTGATCCAAACATCCGAACGGAAGAATTAAATTATTTCCATCCTGTTCAAATAATGCAAATTTCGCCGGAACACCACCGATCCATTTTCCCATTCTTAATCTTCTCAAATATTCTGGATTATCAAGCATTAAATTGTCATTACACCAGTTAATTAATTCAACGCTTGGATCTGTAACCCTGATTTTATTATCAACCAATACTTGCATAACTTCCTTCCTCTCTTAAATCAATTTCTCCTTCTTTCATAAGCCGTTCATAGCTAATAAAATATATTTTCCCTTCATGTTTCACAAAAATAATTGGATCGGAGTTTCCTTTTTTAATCCATTTTTCAAAAGCGTAAATCTGATTATATTCAAGTCTTTTTGCTGAAAAAATAGGTTTTTTACACGTTTTGCAATCCCCGCATATTACATGATCGTTTTTAACCGCAATAATATCGAACGGCTGTGATCCATTTGCGCTCGGAGTCATAAAATGTACCCAATAACCCATTCCCGCCAGTAGCTTTACGATTTCCTTCTCGAATTCATTTCCTAATTGTTTATTATTCATATAAATTCTCCATAATATCAGCAATGGGCAGTATTTCTGCCCATTGCTGATCGTTCATTTAATTAAAGATCAAATACATCTTCCGGAATTTCTACATCGGGCAGTTCATGAAGTTTCTCTGCAACTTCATCAATATGCCAAGGTGGCAATTCTGCCGCTTTAGCGGGACTCAGAAAATATGAAATTTTCGCTCTGCCGCTATCGTCATGCTTTACTCTGCAAGCACCTGCCTTTCCGATCCAATTATGAAGATTAAAATCTCCTTCCGGTATTGCTTCAAAAGCATCAAAGAACTGAGTCAGCATCCTGTTTGTAATCTCCGGCTTATCATCAATAAACGTAATGTAATGATACAGGATCTGATTACTTCCATTCACTTCAAACTGAAGTGCGAGCATATCATTCCCCTTACTGGAAATCGCTTTTTCAGCAGATTTCACTCTAATCCTGTAATCTCCTTCTGCCAACTGTGGAAACTGCGTTTCTTCTCTTTTAAACTGCCACATAATTATTCTTCTCCTTTTTCATTATAGATTTTAATTTCAACATCCTGTTTTCCAAGCAACCGGAACAACTTGATAACATCATCATCTTCCTCAAACTCAAGATTGATATTATCATTTAATTCATATCCATCTTTAGTTCTGTGCGACTGATTCAGCGTCACTCTGTGCATCTTTATTTCCTCCTTTTTCATAATTAAAATTAATAAATTCCTCTACTTTGCAAGCCTTTCTGCTGTCAATCTGATTTTTTGCATAAATGTTCTGAGTTGCTTCAAGCAAAATTCCGTGCTTGCCATCTTTATTTACGAAGATTTTTCCCACAACATCACACAATCCGCAAATATTATCGACAATCTTAGGAGAACATTTTGGATACAGTCTGCTGTAAAGTGATCCATCTGGATTCGTAAACTGTTCCGTTGTTTCCCATGCCGTCCAAACAACATTTACTCCCCATGACTTCATATATCTGAGCGAATTAACCAGTTTAAACTGCATATACTGATAATCACCCATTGACGGAACACCTTTGTTATTTCCCTGACTTCCAAGATCAGAAAGGATGCACCGCTCAAGTTCCGAGATATTATCCACAGCAACTGTCTGGATATTATTCTGCTTCAGAAATTCCGGTGTAATTTCCTTTAATGCTTTAGTCCATTCGCTGAACGTATGAATATTATCAATCTGTTCAACGAACAATCTGCTTGTATCTTTCACGATTTCACGCTTTGAAAGCGTTTTTACGATCGTTCTGTCTACATCAAACACAAGCGTATTTCCTTCAGATGCTTCAGCAATCAATCCAATTGCTGTGCTTTTACCAACTCCCGGAGCACAATACAATAATGCTGTATAGTGGTTGTCCTGTTTTGCAAAATCATCAAATCTCCGAATCTGCATTTTCGCATTCCTCTCTTTCTTTTTTCATAAAACCGATATAACTCTGATTTGGATCATAATTCATGCAGATTGGAGCATAATCACATTTTCTTCCATATACGTTACACCAGCTTGGATTCCTGTAATAACATGATGTATGCTCGATTTCAAATGTTAACCTTCTTAATTCTCTTTCAAACTGATAAATTTCCTCATCCGTTCTGGTAACAATGAAATATCTGATTTTCTGATCCGTATCAACATCGTACCAATCAACACATCTCTGCCAGTATTCTTCCGCTGTTTCGTTCTGTTTCTGACGAATTGTCGGCTTTCTGATTACTGTGTAATACATCATCCGGCTTCCGGTCATTAGCATATACATTGGAATCTGCTCATCCCATTGAAGATTGTATTCATACTCATCTCCAATTTCACCGGAAGTTGTTTTATGTTCAACAAGTTTTCCGTCTGCCGTAATTCCATCAATTCTGCCGATATATTTATCATTCTTAATCCATTGTTCAACCTGTGCAATTGGAAGATATGGATAAATATACTTTTTATATGCTTCTGCCATTGCTGATTCCTTAGAATAATCATTTTCTATCGGTTCATTGTTATACAAGGCTTCAATGCGTTCATGATAACCTGCTCCAACTTTTAAAGCATCCGGTTTATCAACAGGAATAACTCCATGAATATAATGCAATTCGTATGCTCTTCTGCAAGTTTTAAAGGCTCTTATCTGACTAATGCTAATCATTACAATAACTCTCCTAAATCCTTTAAAATCTTCTTAATTCCTTCATAAATCTTTTCTGCGTCTTCCTTGCTGATTTCTTCATCATCTTCCTTACATTCTTCTTCTTCGATTTTCAGCGACTTTGCATCTTCGTCATCGTCATTAAACACACCAGCGGAATCAAGATTCATAATAAAATGCTTGTAAAAACTAGCCATTTTCTTATTTTTCTTGCTTACTGAAAGATACACACCACGAACGATCTGTGCAGATTCATTCATAATGTCCTTTAATGTGCCGCTCATTTCAATAGAAGTGGTTTTCCCTTTTTCGCTTGTTAATTTAATCATTTTCTTTTCCTTTCTGTGCATCAAGCACCAGTCTGATTTTTTCCTCTGTTACTCTGCTCGGAGTTTGCAAATCATTTTCAATTGAATAAATTGTCTGCAAACTACATCTGCAACGCTTTGCCATTTCTTTTTGGCTGATTCCATGAATTGCTCGATATCTTAGAATCTCTTTGCTTAGTTCCATTCTGCAACCCCCTTTCTTCTTTTTCTTCATTTTACCATTCCCAGTTTTCTATGTCAATCTTTTATATTATCTTATTTTAATTTCTTATAACTTTTTTAATGTATGATGTAGGATAATCCTACATTTTGGAAAAGTATCTATATAAAGAAAATAATATAAGAAAGTTTTTGAAAATGTAGGATTATCCTACACTTGCATTTTATCTGACTTATGATACAATAATTACGGCTCTTGTCTGGCTCTGCGGCGTTTCCTCTTTTTCAAGAAATATGAGTGCGGTTTCCTGTACGCACTCATATTTCTTTTTATGAAATTAGTTGATATTAATATCGGAAAATGCGTTTTTATCATTAAGGATTTTTTCAACAATTTCCGAAGTATCCCTGTGAATATCTTCAATCATTTCTGGTCCACCGATTGCTCCAACTAAAACAATCATCATTCGAAAACGTCTTTCTGCAATTTTATACTCAACGCTATCATTTCCGCTTGTCATTGAAATAGAAAGCATTTCAAGCATTTCATTTGCAATTATAGAAGAAATCATGGCATACATTCCTTCCGGTTCTTTTACGGTCTTATAACAATCTTTCAACTTAATTCCAATATCCTTCGGATCGATTGTTGTAACTTCCTTTTCTCCACCAAGCATTTTAATAATAATGTTTTCTTTCATTTTATTTCACCTCATACACTTTAATTCTGTTAATGTCATAGAAAGTTAGAATTCCATCAATCCTGCCCATATAAACGGCAGTAGTCGGAAAAGTAATGTTCTGCAAGTTCCCTTCCAGTTGGCTCTGATATGCATCCAGAGATTCCTGTGCGATCCTCTTATTATTGTTACTCACCTTCCCTCTGTTAAATTCCCCCTTCTGCTTACAGACGCTTACTATATCTTCAGCGAACGGATGTCCGTATCTGACTCGGTTCAAAATCAAGTAGCAGATACATTGCTTTTCTTGATAACTCCTTGCTCCTCTTCCTGTTTCTGCCCACAGCACCTTTGCTACCTGTTTTAATTCTTCGTCTGTCCAATCATGCTTAGTAGGCTGTTCGCATTTGTACACAATCCCCTGTGTAATTGGTTGCGGTTCAACTTCAATCTTAATAATCTGCACATCTTCAACAGGGATGGCTGTGGCAAGAGCCACAGCCAATAACAGTACTGATCCTATCATTTTTTATTCTCCTTTCTGAGATACTTTCTGATTCTCCTGTAAACCTTCATCTCATCCTGTTCTTCCTGTAACACACGCTCGATTTCTCTTTCTGACATCTTTGTGTTCTCCTTTCTGTCAATTCAGCCAATCTACGGCTTTCATTTCTTCTTTAACTTTCTTACTAGTTTCGGATAATGCCATTAATTCCTTGCTAGTATCAAATCCTTCATGTGATTCCATGTATGAATCACAGATCGTTCCGATAGTTGCGAGAAACGCTTCTTTACTTAATCCGTTAAAAAACTTCTGATTCTTTTCAAGAAACTCCATAATTGTTCCAAACAGTTTCAGCATCTCATAATCCATGTGCTTTTCCTTTCTGAGTGTCTTGCACTCATTTATTTTTTTTTCTAAGATCATTATCTCACTATGTTCCTATAATGTCAATAATTATTTTTAACATTCAATATTTCTTAATAAAAAAAATAAGCGGCAATTAAGCCGCTTATTTTAGTAGTTCTCAAGTTTTCGTAAAACAGCATCATATAACTTTCGATTCGTGACAAACAAAGTAGACATCAATTCATCCATGATTCTGCAAAAATCATTAAGACTCATTCCGTTAACTAATTCAGCAAATTCTGTCCCGCTATCTATTTCCACAACAGGCTTGTCTGGATCAGAAGCAAAACTGTACTGTGGAACAGGAAACTGTTCCTCATGGAACATCTTTTCCTTCAGCGTCAGAAATGCCGCCAACTTCATGCAAGTTCCCGCATTTGGATTTCTTTGACCTTTGCATTCCGCAATGGCTTCATCTAAGTCTTTCTCTGTAATCACATCTGTTCCACCTTGCTAATCAGACGCTGAATGTCCTGTTTGATCTTTTCATCTGGAGCATCTTGCATCAATTCCTGTAACTGCTCAACCATGTCAACAGTTCTTGAATATCCTTCAGATGAATATCTGCCCATAGAATCTCTGCGGGCATTCCTTCCTCTGCCACGAGCATAAGAGCCGCCAGTCCTACGGCTTCTGCCGTAATAAGAACCATCATCGTAGGCATAAGAACCGCCATCATCATCCATTTCCATAATCTTGCAAAGATTCTTGATAGCATGAGCAAGTTTATCCACGATCTCCAATGACCCAGCAGACATTTCACCTTTCTTGCCGTATTCTTCAAGTTCCTGCATTAGCATGGATTTCAATTCGTATAATTCGTGCATTTTCTTTCTCCTTTCTTACGCAATCCTAGCAATCGTCAAGTTAGCGTTCTGCACCTCAATGAGCGGTGCAGGAGTTACGGTCGGATCGGTTGTTGCGGCTACCGATTCAACTCCGAGCGAGAAACAGCAACAACGAGGTACTTTGATGATCGCAGTACTGGTCACGTTTCCGTAATCCCCTGTTTCCGTAGTTGCCGCAGGAACATAGATCGCTCTGCTCGTCAGTCTGGGTTCACCATTGACTGTCAGAGCAATAGCAATCGGAACTAAATCACCACCCGGGATTCCGATGTTCCCATTAAACGTTACTTGATAGTATGCAAACTGATTGCAACAGTTGGAAGATGATGGGCCTTTAAGAATAAAATTCCCGGTTTCGTCCTCGTGAAAAACATATCCACGATTACATGGAATAGATGAACGGAACAGAATCGGTGCATTCAAAGCAACCGTCTGCACTTCGTTGTACAAAAATTCACAAGCCACAATCATCACTCCTTAGAAGTTGTTGCCACAGCCACAACCACAACTGTTATTATTGGGGCAAGAGAAGATCGGCTGTCTGCCGTAAACAGGAACAGTTCCTACCGGGCAATCATTCAGACGCTTATAAAGAGCATCAACTTCTGCAACCTGTCCGGCACGGAGGGTAGCAGTCTGCACATCCTGTGAAGCCTGTCCCCGAGCATACAGAAGTTCCTGCCGAAGCTGTGCAATAGTATCATTCTTTGCGTCAATCTTGTCCTGACAAAGCTTGTCAAGGATTGCCTGTGTCTGAGCCTGCGTAGCAGAAATTACATCACGAATTCCGTCAGACAGAGCCGCCCTGTCATTGCAATTCTCTGTTGCTACCGTATATTTCAGATCAGCGATTCCCGCACGATTTTCACAACAGCAATTCTGGAGCGCAGACTGCAGTCCGAACATCTGATTCATGTTTGCCATCTGTCTGGAATTTTCTGCGATTTCTGCCTGTGCGAATCCATTGGCAATATTGGCATTGACTCCAGCAAATCCGTTGCACAGCTGAGTGCTGATTCCAAATACTCCATCACGAATACTTGTAATGTTATCATTCAGTAGCTGATTCTGAAATCCATCATTCATCTGATTGCTCTGATTCATCCACGGATACAGGCTGTTACAGCCACCAAATCCACCATTGGCAAATCCATTGTTCCATCCATTACCGCCAAGCAGAATGAATAGGAGCAGAATCCACCATCCATCGCCACCGAATCCATTACCGAAACCAGAACCGCCATTGCCATACATCGGAGCAACAGGCATTACCATTCCGGTTCCATTTTCATCATTAAGTGCCATAACTTATTCCTTCTTTCTTTTATTTCAATTGTGCGCACCAATTGATTTCAAAAACTGCTGTGCCATCTGAACGGCTTGATTGTATTGAGCCTGTGAGATTCTCCCAGAGTTAAGCATCTGCTGAATCTGCTGTCTGGGATCGCCTTGGAAATTTCTCTTAAATTCTTCAAATTTCTGAAGCACAGGATTCTGTTGATTCATTTGGTTAAAAATCGAGTTCGGCATCTTTCTTACCACCTTTCAACAATTCTGCTTTAAAAGCCTCAAATTCGTCCTTAGTAACGTATTTCGTTTCAGCTATAGGACTTACCGACTGATTACCGGAAACCTCTTTATACTCGAAAATACGGAGCGGCAACGGCATTCCAGATGCATCAGCCGCCTTAATGAAAAATCGCTGTGTTTCCGAGTCCATCAAGAGAACCGTCTGATTCGGAGCAAGCATCCAAGATCTTGCTCCTGCTTCTCCTTGTACCCAATTAACACCATTACTCTGCTGATTAACATAATTACTCTGCATTGGTTGTGATAAATACGGATTCTGATAATAAGCCATAATTAAATCTCCTTTGACCAATAATATTGAGGAATCTCATTTGAACTGTCCCAACTGTCATACAAATATCCATCTTTGATCGTTGCAACATGACCGCCAAATCCTAATACATAAATTCCTCTTGGATGATCTTTTGCGAAATCTTCTGCGGTATAACAATCTGGACATGAATTTGGAATTGAGTGCCGATAGAATCCATTCTGTCTGAGTACTGATCCCCACACTCCATCTGAGGACGGCATATCTCCCATAACGTATCCATTATCTGAGATCATGTAATAAGCATCTTCCCAACTGACTCCCAATGCTTTTGCAACTGCTCTGACAGAACAATCTCCAACCATTCTGCCAGCGGGATTAGGATTGTATTTAATCCAGACTTTCATGATTGCCTCTAGACAAAAAAAAATAATGCTCTTTACGAGCATTATTTTGGAGGAATATGGAAGATATATGAATGTCGCTTACGTGACCTTTAGAAGACGTTCTTGTGCCTTATATACGATTCTTTTGATTTGCCGTTCTGACAGATGCACAATCTCTGAAATTTCTGCATAAGTGCATCCATGAATCAATCTTAATTTGATGATTTCTCTATCTCTGGCACTATGGATATATTCATCAATAGCTGTATTCATTTCTGAATTACTGTACATTATCCCTTTTTGATCTTAACCCTGCCGGTTCCGTGACACATATTGCATTGGCGATAACCGCTGTTCCCGCCTGTTTTTTTCTTTCTTTTCTTAATCGTTACTGTCGATTTCTGCTTCGCCAATCAGATCACCGCCAATAATCCTCAAATTATTTGTACCGCCATCACTTGCATCCTGTTCGGTTTCCGCAGTAATAACAATATCCTCAAAACTCATTTCCCTGTAAATCCACATGGCATTGGTAGCAACAAAGAGGACAATCAGAATAATGGCAAAAATCCACAATCTTTTGATTGTTCTTTCCATCCTTGCCATCATTGCTTCATGCGCTATAAAAGGAATCGGATCTGGAACATGATGAATTTTACAAGCTTTGCAATTTTCTGTCATTTTGCTATTAAATTCCATAAACTCCCAATCAAAAGTGTTGCAATCCCAGCACCAATGGCATAAAGAATTTTCTGTATGCTATCCAGATGCGATTCAATTACAGCCAATCGTGCATTATCATTCGACAGCTTATCATCAATGCTGTTCATTTGAATGTTACACTCCTGTCTTGTAACGAATAAT